CCTCGGTCTTGAGCTTACTCACACGTCCGGTTGTCGCGATCTTGTCTAGCTCAGTCACTGCCGACCGCATCTTCACCACGCGGGCCTCGCCCAGCATCACCGACTGGTCACTCACCAAGTCGATGAACCGGTCCGCCTGGCCCGTCGTCAGGATGCCGCCTGCCGCCAGGTCCGTCGTGTCAATCGCCTTCTGCAACAGCTCGTCTGTACTCAAATTAGAGTACCCCCTTCCAGAGTTTGGCGCCATCGCCTGCACGTCGCTCTTGCCCATCAATGCTCTGCCGTCCACCACACAGCTCTTCTGCTTCGTTCACGTCATGCTCGGCCCCCGTCGCCGCGATGGGTCCGAGTTCATCGGTCGCCTGTCCGCCCCTCTGGGCGTCAAAGCTCTTGGATAGCTCCTCAAGCTCCTGCTCGACCCCATCGAGCTGCTTACGCAGCAGATCAACATCGGCCGAAATGTCAGCGATCGGGTCTTCATCCACCTCCGTCCCGCCTTTCGTCACTCCCTCGGAGTGACACAGCGGCCACAACAACCGGCACACATCCGCCAGTACACGGGTGATGCGGCCCACTCCACTGCTCACGCTCACCGCCGTGTCCATCTCCGTATCCCGCGCCGCTTCCTCATCGGCCTCGAGCACAGGATCGGCCTCCGCATCCTCAGTCTCGGATGGCCACGGTGCGACCGCATCCGCCGCCTTCGACATCACACCCAGATACGTCTCCGGATTAGCAGCCTGCCCCGGCCGGCACAGCGCGATGTGGTCCAGCACCACGTCGTCAAGCACGCGGATCCTGTCCGCCGCCTCATCGTCGAACTCCCAGTGCGCCTTCAGAACCCGGCCACCCACGCTCAAGCCGTACTGTCTCCCCGACTTCGCCCGTTCGTACAGCCGCCAGGCCTCCGGAACCGACTTGTCCAGCCGGCCGCGCACCTCGAACCGGTCGTTGTCGGCCCAGCACTGATCCACCGTGCCCAACTCTCGCAGCGCACCCGCATCGTGACTCGGCAGCAAGTCAATCCCGCGATACTGGCTCATCGCTTCGATGGCCTGCTTACTCATGCGCTCCTTCTGCCTGTCCAGCGCCGTGGAGGACGCGACCCCCTCGAACAACAGGTCGCCGTTCTCATCCTCCCACGTCTTACACAAGGGAATCTCAAGTTGGAACGAATTGCCACCGACAGCTTGCGTCACCCGACCACCTCCATTGTTGTGGCTCACCCATCACAGCCCCTTGGCTTGTGCTGAGAAACCAATAGCCCATGGCCGTGGGGTGTCACAGCGCGTCGTGACCGACGCGCTACATGGGCCCCACGGAACTCCAGGCATGACTCACCCATCACAGCCCCTTGGCTTGTGCTGAGAAACCAATAGCCCATGGCCGTGGGGTGTCACGGTGTGTGTGACGGGGCCCCACGGGACCTCCGGAACACCCCGTGCCCATGGGTGGCCTTCTTCAACACAACCCGAGTCTCGGTCCGACACAGCAACGCCGCCGGGAACTAGCCCCGACGGCGCTGTGCATTGACTTGTGCAGTTGAGTACCTGCGCCTTCGCCTACTCCGCCTTGACCGGCGCCAGGCCGAGCTGAGCGCGTATCTCGTCAACATCCCAGACACCCAGGTCCCCGTAGATCTGAGCGATCTCCGCCTGCTGGCGCTCCTCGCCCAGGTCCATCTCGCGGAACCGGAACTCCCAGCCCGACACCCCAAGGTCCCGGCGCAGCAACTTGTTGATCCGGTACTCGATCGCACGCTGCTGTGGCCGGACGACCTGCTCTCGAAAGGTCTTGTCCTGGTCCGTGCTGTTCGCCAGGTTCGCGTTCTCGACCACCGTGATCTTGCTGGGCGGAACCCGGTGCGCCATCATGATCTCGTCGCGATTCGCTCGCCGGTACCCGAGGAATGCCGCATCATCCTGTGTGCCGATCGTCAGCGGCTCGACTCTGACCTTCACATCATTCCCAGGCACATCAAGCAGCAGCGTCTTGTGCCCCTTGCCACGAATCTCGCTCTCCATGAATTGCTGCACCTGACGGACCAGGTCGTCCGACAGTTGCCCACCCTCGACGATGATCGCCATCCGCGGCACGGCGTTGTGCTCGAAGAAATCGATGTTATAGTCCCGCGCCGCGCGATCCCCGGCTGCCGCACTCATCGCGGCAACAACATCGGGCACGCCGTAGTACGTGGACAGCGGCGTGTGCTTCTTGAAATGCAGAATCTCGTTCAGCCCGTCGTCCGTGGGTCTCCCCCCGGGGCAGTACACCCGGAACCATTGCTGCTTGCCACTGCGTATCTGCACGTACCGCCGCCGGTCAGTGGCGATCCGCACCGTCGTCGCCGGCACGTGGTAGAACCCGTCCACCTGCCGCTGCGCATTCCGTGTGATCTCCAGATACCCGTTGCCGACGGTCTCGACGTCGAGCCACACCGCCTTTAGCGACTCCGTCAGGGGAGCCCCCGCATCAGCCCCACTCAGTAGCGCCTCCACGCGCGCCAGTTCCTCTTCATCGCTGGCCGCGGACACGCGCACCATCCGGTACCCAAGGCCAACAATATTGCTGACCTTCGCGTCGATACAGGCCTTGTTCGTCGCATTGCTCTCGTACAGCGCCGCGAGACCCTCAAGATCATACGGCGGCTCGGCGATCGAGCCGTCCGCATACAGCGCAGGCCAGGGCGCTTCCGGCAGTTGTTGCGTCTTCCCGTCAGAGGGGTCCGTGCCAACGACACGCGCTTTCGCAAGAACGGTGGACATGCGGGCTTTGCCTCCGTAACGCTCCGTGCTTCCGGACTTCAGCGTCAATCACTGTTCAGACAATCTTCGCTCTCATGCTCGCGCAGCCCCAACTGCGGACCGCCTCGCTCACACACCCCGCCACCGCATCCGCAACGTCTTTCGAGCCCTTCGGCGGATGGTCCACCTTCCGGCCTTGAACGAACTCCAGCGCTCGCGCCTCTTCCAGGAACGGTTCATACCGGTACATCGTCAGACGCCCGTCGAGGATGACCTCTTTCAGCGTCTCGTACGCTTCGAGCGTCCGATCCACCGACACCAGCTTTGTGCTGAAGCCCTTCCGCGACAGGATCTGCCGGCTGTCCGCGCTCTGCCACCCGTCGTAGCTCACCTGCGCGATGTTGAACCCTCGCATCCGCAGGGAGACGATCAGCTCTCTCGGCAGCGAAAGGTCTATCTCGCCGTGCGCGGGCGCCACGATCCGCTGCATCATCTCCACGACGACCATCGGCTCATCCGTTGTGCCGTCAGCGGCCCTGCAGTACGCCATCGCGATCCCACACGCATCACGGGTCAGCCCAAGATCAATGTGTACATACCTCGGATAGTCGTTGTCGGCCCGAAGCCAACCACAAAGCTGCCCCGACCTATCAAACGGGTGCGAGCGGCTACCATCGATTACCGAAACAAGCACCGCAGGATCGGCGAAAAACGACGTGCACCCAGGTCTCGCATTGCGCGCTGGGGGTTCCGGTCGAAGTCCCGCTGATACTCCACCGGGATTGCCAGACCTTCGTGGGTGAACGTCTCCCCTGAGAACCGCTCAGCGGGGCGGACCTCCCACACAGCCTTGCGCGACCCGTAAATCTCCGGTGCTCTTTCCGCCAGGGCCAACCGCTGCTGCAGGAAGTCCCCCGCCGTCCGTGGCGAGGAAATCAGCACCATGAGGCCCCGGTCCATGAACCGGCTGCTCATCCGGTGCTTCAGTCCGTAGTAAATCTCCTCAACCGACTCCTCACGGGTCCCCCCGATCAGCGGAAACCACGCCACCTCATCAATCACTGCCGCCAGCACGTTGTAGCCCAGCGCGAAGGTCGTCGACGAGTTCCCCGACGTCATCACCAGGTTCTTCGGGAACCGGATCTCCTCGGCGAGACACTGCGTCCCCTTCGCTTGCTCCTTGAACCACGGCGACCCCTGAACCAGCTTACTGACCTCGCCGAACACGATGTTCCTTGCCTGTCTCGCGCTCGGAGCCATCGTGATCAGCGTCATGTTCGCCTCAGGTGCAAGCCCCAACGTCGCCTGAGGGTCCTTCAAGCACAGCACCGAGTGGGCCATGTAGCACAGGGCAAGCGATGCCAGGAATGACTTCCCAGAACCGATCCCCCAGCACAACACGGCTTCGTCAGCCGGGCCTTCCATGATCTCTTCCAAGGTGTCAACAATGCTCGGAAACACGGCATCGCCCAGCCCCAAGAACTCCTCAGACAGGACGAACTCCCTGACGCCGGCGCGGCCCTCCGACAATTCGGGGTCGTCTACCTGCCAGGGCTTGGTCGTTTCGATCATCGAGTCTGGCAAGCTTCCTCCCTGTCCGTCGGTTTCGTCGTCCTGCGTCATGCCGGGCCGCCCCAAATTCGGGTGCCTGTCCGCTTGTAGGCCGCCTCAGGAGTCCTCTCCGCAACACACGTGATATCCGACGCCCACCCACTCTCAATATTGTAAGTCGACATAATCAGCGTCCCGCCTCGATAGACTCTTCCCTACGCTAGTAGACGTTCGTCTCATCAGGCGTTTCAAGCGTATTCTGGGGGATTTATCGCCAAGTCTGTTGCTCATTGGATTAGAGGAAACAACTGTCTTATCTACCTACGGAAGCGCTATGGTCTTCCCCATCCGAGCCTTGACACCGGGTGCCACTTCGCCGTTCACCCGTTGCCTTTTCCGTTGTAGCCGCAGGTCTTCAGCCTGCGGCCGTTGTCGTACGCCGTTCGTGGGCCCGGCACTCCTGCCGGGCTGCCGTCTGCCACCAGGAGGTGGGGCGCACTTCCCTTCCCATCTCTCACCTGTGGACAGCGAGTTGACCAAGTCAGATGGAAGGGTGCCACTGGCACGCCCCGTGCCAGTGCGCCTTTGGGTTTTCAGCCTGCGGCCGTTGTCGTGCGCCGTTCATGGGCCCGGCCCTCCTGCCGGGCTGCCGTCTGCCACCCGCAGCTGGGGTGCCCTTGCCTTCCCATCGCTCACCTGTGGACAGCGAGTTGACCAAGTC